AAAGTACCATGCATTATCTATATAGTTATAAATAACATATGTATCTGGTGCATTCGTTGCATTTGCCGAACAATAAAACCACCATACTTCATTAAATGCTTCATTTGTTCCTGCGTAAACTTGATAGTTTTGATTTGAATTTATATTGCTGAAAATAAATTCACGCAGATCACATTGCAATGTTTGTACCGTACCATTGTATGAATAAAACTTACCATTACCCATCCAATATACAACTCCTGAAGCTAATGCCATTGCATTTGGGCCAAGGATTGAAGTATCGGAACCAACAAGCTGCGCACCCCAAACAGTAGGGGGTCCAAGATATTGAAGCGAATATACTGAAGAATCTGTAAAAACAACAATCTCTTGACGTGTTTGTATAAACCCTACAATAGTTGAGCCATGAGATAAAGTTAAACTACCCGCTTGATTAGTGATTGATGGAGTCCAGCTAATTGAGCTTTGTTGATCAGACCATCTAATTAACATTGGGCTTAAAATTGTTGACCCATAATCATTGCATCCCAAAGCCAAAACAAATCTTGAAGCATCTGAAACAACAATGTTATTTTGAATAGTTGGTACGTCAGAAGCACCATATTGTGTACTTAGATTTTGACCTATTACCCCAATTCCTCCAGAGGCTTTCCATATATACATGCCTCCACCGCGTGGTCCAAATATTAAATTTTCACCAAAGTTTGCTTGCGACCATAATCCAATTGATGTTGTATTCGCATCTAATGAATTACCCCAAGTATTGTTACCCCAGTATCCAGCATTCCAACCTACTACAGAAACAACATAAGCTGGTGATGAACTAATATCAAACTGTGCATACAATGTTGAAGTTAACGTTTGATTAGATGTGGCAGCAACAGATGAATAAATTGAGAACGTTCCCTGACCAAGTGCAAATACTTGATATTGATTTGTAAGCGTTATTCCGCCTACCGTTATGAAAGAACCATTTGGTTGTTTCAAAAAAACCGTGTCATTTATTCGTTCTTGAGTTGAACTGCAAGTCACTATAATAGTGTTGGAGTTTGCAAATGTTTGAATGCTTGTTATGCTGAACCAATAGGCAAAGTATTGGATAGAACATGCCGAACCAGATGTTCCAGAACTTGTGGCTGCTGAAGGAAGAACAATCGTTACTGTTGGGGTTCCAATATAATTGGTGGCGGTAATCGTAAACTGTGCATTGAAACTAGCTGCTGGAATTCCATTTACGGCCGTTGTTACGTTATAGATATTTATAACGTCATTTGTAAACAAGAAGTACGTTGTTCCAAGCCCCGGCATAGCAACCGTAACGCTTGGCGATCCACTTGCTGTAGTAAATGAATTAGCTGCAACGCTGATTTGACCGTTGGTTGTAAACTTTAGTGGGGTGATATCTGAATATCCGCCACCTTGGTATATATAGAAAAAAAGGTTTGTTCCTACCCCAATAAGATTAGAGCCAGAAAGTGTTACCCAATTCCATAGTGAACGACAAATTCCAAGAAACGTGTTTGCGCTAGTAGGTTGCCATCCGCCTATTTTCTCTGGCGAACCAGTACGAAACCTTACTTTGTCGCAGTCGTACCATCCGCCCTCATTAACGTAACGAGTGTTTTCTTGATTAACTCCCGGTTTAAACGTTATCTTTTTCTGGGGCATGGCACACCTAAGCTAGTTTGTATGCCCGCGTTCCTGCCTTATCTATAACAAGCGCCTGACCACGGGGCTGTTCACCCTCACGGTTAGGTATAGAAACGTGGGTCCAGCGATCAAATTCACGGATCACTTGGTCGAAAGGTAATCCTGAGTTGATTATAGCTTGAACCACTTGATCAGGGGTCATTCCCGGCACACGAATATCTGCTGCACATCCAACTCTGTGCTGACTTGTATCCTTGCTTCCCACCGCATCATTCACCTGCTTACAACGAAACGCAGAGTTAATCATGATCGGCTTCCCACCCAACAACACTTTTACCTTCTCCAAGAACTCAGCCAAGCGTTGTAAGTTCGCAAGTTCTTCAGCATTCGGTGTGTTATCAAACTCACGATGATCCGTGAAGGTCAGTTCCTCTAGGGAAAAATGGGGGGAGAGTTGAGTCATCATTTACCCTCGCTCATCTTTGCATGGATAGCCGCGTCTTTAGCTTGTGATCCAGCGCTTGATCCAAAATAGAAAGCCACGATTCCAGTCCATGCCGTACCCAAAGAACCCAGCATGATATCGACTTCTGCGGCTTGATCTATCTTTCCTAACATCAACCCTACCAGTATTCCGAAGAATCCCAGAGTAACCGATATTGCGAGAAAAGAAGGAACCCATGACTTAACGGCTTTCTGCATCTCTCTAGCTGACGCACGATCCTCATTCCCTAGCTTGGTGAAGTCCAGCCCCAACTCTTCAGCCTTGGCCTTAAGCGCAAGTTCGGCTTGCTGGATAGCAGCAACTTGGTCGCCTGTTAACTTCCCCGTCTCAATCGTCTTTTGTACATCATCTCCAGACACACCAAGTGCAGACTCCAACGCACCAACCGCCATTCCCGCAACAGGGCTACCAAGCGCTGAGGCAACAGTGGGCGCTAACTTTTCTAGGGTATCAATCCAATCAGCCATTAATCTTTTCCTTTATCAATGTGATGATTCCAAAGCTCAAAAATACTTTTAACTTTATCTTCTAGCGTAGTTATCCGCGCATCCATTTTTGCCAACACAATGACTAATGTGACAAACCCAACTGCTATGGGCCATATCTTGGATACAAGGTCTATGATGTCCATTATTCATTTTTCCGTCCAGCCAGTAGTGATACCACTACAGCTATGAGTTGAAGCGTCCATTGTGTTGTGTCACCCGTCTGCTCACACGGGATCACATCAAAGTTACATACTGCCCCAACCGTTCCTGATATACCTACAACGTATACAAGAAGCCATATCAATATTGTTTCATGATCAAGTTTAAACACGTCTATCCAACTTTATCCCATGCTTTATTTGTTTCATTCCAAGCATATGGGCTATTATCTTGCGGCATAGGAACAGGTGATTTCCATATCCAATCAGGTGCAGAAATAGTCCAACTAGGATATGGCTGCTGTGAGTAAAACACATCATTAATAGGATCGTAAATAGACCCTATACCCGCATAGTTTGCCCTGAATGGCTCTCCACCTAATTTATGGACACCACCAGCCGAGTTATAACTTGTTTTTTTCCAAGTTCCTCCTAGCAAATTTTCTAAAAAAGCTGCACCTATATATTCTTTTTCATTTCCGTGCGCATCACAAGTATCTTCTGTGTTAACAACAACAACTCGTATAACAACATTATTACTATCTAGTTCTGCAAAGTGCGCCATTTTAAACCTCTACTTTTTCGGTAGCTTTCAAAAAGTTTTGTTCATCTTCATTAAATTTAGCTAACTGTTCTGCTGTATAAATTGTGTCTATGGAATCTTCAAAATTCTTAATTTTTTCCATTACATCAAAAACATCTTGTGGTGTAGGACAAGGACGCGCATCGTCCCATCTAGTAAACTTTTGACCATCAAATTCCCACAATGCACCCGGACGTAACATTTCTACTGCCACGTTAATCCCATATAATTTGTATAGCTTCCCTTTTTCAGGTTTCATTCTTTTACCTTAATTGAACACTAAAATTGCAATGCCACCACCACCATTGCTTATAAATCCAGTAGACACTGATGTTCCTGAAGATCCTCCGCCACCGCTTCCAGTTCCAGCTTGACCGTCAGATCCAGTACCCAGCCCTGCTACCCCACTACCTCCACCTCCAGATCCACCATTATTTAATAATCCAGTTGTAGAGCCATTATAAAACGCGCCACCTCCGCCTCCCGCATACGTTACAGAAGACCCTGAAAGAGTTGAAGCATAACCAGCCCCTCCGCTTCCGGGAGTGCTTGTTCCACTATTAAAATTTCCCCCGGCGCTTCCAGCTCCTCCACCGCCACCACCACCACAATAAGGAAAAGAACCACCTCCTGAACCACCATTATTGCTATTACCTGCTACCCCAAATCCATTTCCACCTGTCGTATTAGTAGATCCAGACCCACCCCCACCTGAACCGCCGGGAGGGTATCCATCTTGACCGCTTTGCACACCTGCTGTACCTCCAGCTGCACCTCCAAAAGCTGTAATATTGAATCCTTGAGAATCTAAGCCATAAAGAACTGAGTCATGTCCTTTGC